AAAGGTTTTTCCTTCTACGCAATTTTGGTTGCCGAGTTTGCATCTAAGTACATGAAGGTTGAGCTGATGGATTGGCAGCTTTACGCCATTGATGGTGTTTTTGAGGTTGAGCCTGATACCGGTGATTTAATTAATCGTGCAGCGCTTATTTCTGTGGCGCGTCAAAACGGTAAAACGGTTTTAGGTCAGGCTTGTATTGGGGCGTGGCTTACTTCTATTGCTAAGTTGCGTGGCAAGCCACAGACTGTGGTGAACTCGGCGCATGAGTTGTCTCTTGCTGTTCGCCAGTTTGAGATTGTGGCTCCGATTTTGCAGGAGTATTTTGGGGCGACACTAAAGCGTGCGTATGGCCGTAACACTTGTGACATGCCCGATGGTTCACGATGGCTGGTGAAGGCTGCAACACCCTCGGCAGGTATGGGTTTATCAGCAGACTTCATCTGGGTGGACGAAGTGTATGCAGTGGAGGACAATGTGCTTGCCCACAGCCTCAGGCCAACGATGAAGGCACGCAACATGCGCACAGCTGGTGGCTCGCCGATCATGTTGATGACCTCGACTGCCGGTACTGAGTCCTCGGTTGCAATGTTGCGCTACCGAGAACAAGGGCTACAGCTCATTGATGATAAGCGCCAGGGGCAGTTTTATTTTGCTGAGTGGTCGCCACCACCAGGTGTTGATGTTATGGATACACGCTGGTGGGGTTGGGCTAACCCAGCGCTCGGTGTCACCCTCGAATTAGAGTCTTTGCTGGCCGATGCTGAGCACCCAGATAGATCATCTTTCTTGCGTGGCTCACTCAACCAGTTTGTCAATGCCGATGCTTGCTGGTTGCAACCTGGCGAGTGGGAGCAGTGCATGTCTGACATTCCAGGGCCCGAGGGAGGCTGGATAGCCGTGGATACAAGTATTGATGGCTCTCGCTACTCGGCTGTTCGCGCAGCAGTTGATGACGTTGGGGTTGCCCACATCACGGTTGAGTTTGTAGTTGGCTCACTGCCCGAGATGCAACAGGCACTATTGAAGGCCTGCGAAAATCCCTCAATCATGTTGGCTGTTACCCCACCATTAGAAAACCATGTGCCCCTGTCTTTAGAGAGGCGTAAAAAAGTTGTTGGCTATGGCGAGTTGATGCGCTACACATCACTGGTCAAGGGCATGATCAACGATGGCAGACTCGTGCATCAGGGGCAACAAAACCTTGCTGAACAAATGAACCGAGCAGTAGCAATTACCCAACAGAACTCACTCGTAATTTCTAGTAAGCGTTCACCTGGCCCTGTCGAGCTGGCACGCCTCACCATTTTCGCAGCTGCTTTAGCGTCTCGACCAAAACAAGGTGGTAAGCCAATGCTGGTAGTGGTAAATCGCTAAGATGACATTTGGTGCTGTCCTGGGCTTTCTGTCGGGAATTGCCTGGGGCAGTGCCACCCCCCACCTAGAAAATGTGAGATAATCCCAACATGGCGCTATTCAACCGAGTAAACAAAGCAGCAATCTCACCTGCCCCAGCAAAGGCTGCAGCTGCCGGTGGTTACACGCCTAACCAGGCTGGCGTAAATCTCATTGGCCAGTACTACACCTACTACGAGGGCGAAGCACGCAACAGGGCTATGAGCGTGGCAACTATCTCACGCGCACGCGACCTTATGGCATCGGTCATTGCTTGTATGCCATTGAAAATGTATAACGAAATGTGGAACGGCGAGGAGATGGAGCAAATCGACATTGCCCCACGCACCTGGCTACGCCAACCCGACCCAGGCGTTACCTATAACTTCCTCATGGCATGGACATTTGACGATTTATTTTTCTTTGGGCGTGCTTTTTGGTACATCACAGCACGCACCCAAGACGGATACCCCACAGCATTCACACGCCTACCAGCAGGTTCAGTGAACACCACAGATCAGGCTGGGCCAGTGTGGTACGGCCCATCAAAAGAGATTTATTTTCAAGGTCAAATGCTTGACCCCAAAGATGTTGTGCAATTCCTCAGCCCTGTACAAGGCATCACCTACATGTCAGAGCAGACCGTAGCCACAGCTTTGAAGCTTGAGGCTGCACGCTATCGCAATGCAGAAAGTTCAATACCTGCTGGTGTTTTGAAGCAAACAGGTGGCGAACCATTGAGCGCAACAGAGCTTGCTGATCTAGCGTCAGCGTTCAATGCTGCACGCGCCACCAATCAGACAGCTGCACTAAACGAGTTTTTGAGCTACACCGAGACCACAGCAACACCTGACAAAATGCTCCTAATCGATGCAGCGAACTACCAGGCGCTTGAGTGTGCACGCCTCACAAATGTGCCCCCCTATTTAGTGGGCGTATCGACAGGCTCGTATTCGTATCAATCTTCTGAGCAGGCCAGGGCTGACCTTTACATTTTTGGTGTCAAGGCCTACGCCGATTGCATTGCAGCAACATTGAGCCAAAACAATGTTTTGCCTCGTGGAACTTATGTAAAGTTTGATGCAGATGAGTATCTCATCGAGAATTACGCAGCAGATAAAATGGACAGCCCCGACATGCCCCAAGAAAACACCCAGGAGTCTTTAGCATGATCAGGTTCAATGCAATCAATGTAACGGTAGATGCAGCAGCGCCAGACGGTACGCCACGGCGCACCATCTCAGGCATTGCAGCGCCATACAATGTCGTGGCTCAAGTGAGCGATGGCACCGAGATTATGCTGTCGCCAGGTGCACTACCTGAGGACGGCCCCAACCCAAAGTTGTTTGTAGGGCACTCCCCCGATAAGGCCATTGGCACAGTCATTGCGCGCACAGACACCCCAGAGGGCATGCTGTTTCAAGCCAAAATTGCAAGCACAGACTTGGGGAATGAAAGCTTGCAGTTGGCTTTAGAGAATGTTTATGATCAGGTTTCCGTGGGCATTTCGCCTACGCAGTTCAGTTTCAACGAGGCTGGCGTGATGCTAATTGAAAAAGCAATCTGGACAGAATTATCGCTAGTTCCACATGGAGCCTTTGGTACCAGTGCTAACATCACTCAAGTGGCAGCAAGTATCCCACAAACTCCCGATGAAATAGATAATAATAAAACCGAACCTGAGATCGAGGAGATTGAGGAAATGGAACAAGTACCAGCACCAGAGGCAGTAGAGGCAGCAATCCCTACAGCACCTATTTTTGCATCAGCTAAGCGCGAGTTTGTTTTGCCATCGGCAGGCGAGTTCATGGCTGCATACCACATTGGTGGCGACACTTTCGCCAACATGAACAAAGCAGTAGCAGAGTTTTCAGCTTCTCAGCGCACAGCTTTACAAGCTGCAGCTGGCGATGTTCTCACAACGGACACCCCAGGCCTTTTGCCAGTGCCGGTGCTCGGACCATTGGTACAGGACCTGAACTTCTTGCGCCCTACGGCTGAAGCAGTGGGCGTTCGCGCTTACCCAGACTCTGGACAATCCAAGACCTTTATTCGTCCTACCATCACCACACACACGAGCGTGGCATCACAATCTGAACTTGCTGCAGCATCAGCCACCACAATGGTTATTGCTTCCAACTCGGTAAGCAAAACCACATTGGCTGGCCAGGTCACATTGTCAGTACAAGACATTGACTTCACTTCACCTGCAGCAATGCAGTTGATCCTCAATGACCTCATGGGTGAGTACATGATTGCATCAGACAACCTCTGTGCAGACAACTTGCTCACAGCAGCAACCTCATCGGGTGTTTGGGATGGCACAGTTGCAGACCTACTCAAGAGCGTGTATGACTCAGCAGTAGACATCTCAAATGGCCGCAACTGGACACCAACACACATGTTCGTATCACCAGATGTTTGGGGCCAACTCGGACAACTTGCAGACACCACTGGTCGCCCAGTGTTCCCATTTATCGGTGCAGGCCTTACAGGTCAAAACGCACTCGGTGGTGGCAACGCAAGTTCATGGAACGGCACGCCACTCGGCTTGCAGTTGGTAGTGGACAGCAACTTCGCTGCCAAGACAATGGTAATCACTCGCGTAGGTCAAGGCCAGGGCGATGCTTACGAGTTCTACGAGTCAATCCGTGGCCTCATGTCAGTTGAACAACCAGCAGTACTTGGCCGTTTGATGAGCTTCCACGGCTATGTATCAACCTTCGCAGCCATTCCTGGAATGATCCGAAAGATTACACAGGCCTAACTCGAAAGGCAGGCCATTCACATGGCTGTGTACAGCGTTATTTTTCATCAGCGTTTAGATAATTACGCTGTTGTACAAACACTTGAGGCAACCGACATTGCCATTGGTGAAAGCATCACACTTGCTGGTTTAGGGCATAGCCTCAACGGCACACACACTGTTTACGCATTGCCACAATACGAGTACATCGGTGTAGGCACAGAAGGCGACATACGACTTGACGCAAATGTTCCGATACCTAATCAGGTCATGTTTTACGATGCCGATGGTGATCTAGAACGCTCTGCAGCAATACCACCTGGCACGCTGACCTACACGCAAACCTGCACCTGGGTATCGAGCGCCAATGTTCAGTTATGGCTTGGCCTGACTAGCCCTAGTGCCGATGAGACAACCTTTCTTGCACAGTGTGTTTCTGCCGGTAACCAGGTTGCCTATCGGCGTAGGCAAGAGGCAGGCTATTTTGACAGCCTGAGCACTAGCCCATCTGGCGATTGCACGCTCGGCACAATAATGCTGGCTGGCGCTTATTTCCGTCAGCGTGGCAGCATTGATCAGTTTGCAAGCTTTGACGCTATGGGCCAAGCAATCACCACCAATGCGTTCACACCAATGGTGAAACAGTTGCTAGGTATTGATAGGCCTGCTGTTGCGTAATGGCTTACACAGACCTGTTCAATGAGGCCATAGACGACCTAGCCACCACCCTTGCCACGATTAGTGGCTTGCGAGTAGTGACAGACCCTCGCAACCTCAACAACAACTGTTGCTTCATCGATGCCCCTACCTTTCAAGCGTTCAATAACAAAATTGTCACTATGACTTTTCCTGTGCGCGTCATCGGTATAGGCCCAGGCAACCTCGATACCCTGAGGCCATTGCTTGCAATCGCAGCTGCGCTACTTGATAAGAATGTTGCAGTGACCGATGGCAGGCCAGGGCTTGCCAGTATCGGTGGGCAAGATTTCCCTGCCTATGATCTACAAATCTCTTTGCAGGCTGCATACCTATAATGCTCACCTGCTCTAGTAAAATCTGACATAATAAAAGCATCACTGGTGGCCGACAACACCTAACACCAAAGGACAGACATGGCCACCAGCACTACCACCTATCTCACAAACCCAACAGTGACAATCACCCCTGCCACATCTGGCACATTGTTTGACGCAACCTCGGTAACTTCCTCAGCCACAATCACAGTGGGCTACGACCCTCTTGAAAGCACTAGCTTTGGAGATGTTGCCCACTATTTCGTGAAGGGGCTCCAACAGTGCGAGGTGACCTTGACCTGCTACGCCTACTACGGTGCAACCTCAGTTGAGCAAACTCTTTTTACTGCGCTTGGCACAGGTACCTCAACAATCGTTATCTCACCTGCTGGCGCATCAGAAACAGCGTCTAACCCTGAGTACACCATCACAAACACCATGCTCTCATCGTTCACGCCAATCACAGGTTCCTACGGTGAGCTGTCAATGTTTGAGGTAACTTTCACCGGTGGCTCATTCGCACGCGACATTACGCCCTAAACCCTAAATAGAAAGCAGGCCCGACATGCAACTAACCATGCGAGTAAACATTGGCTCGGGTGATTACATAGTTACCACGAACCTTTACACCATTGTTATGTGGGAGCGTAAATACAAACGCAAAATTAGCCAAATACAAGATGGTGGCCTCGGTATTGAGGACTTGGCATACATGGCTCACGAGGCAACCAAACAGCAAGGTGCAGTGATTTGTCCTCTAATGCTTGATGACTTCATAAAGCAGCTTGTAGATCTAGAAGTAATCGAGCAACCAGATGCAAACCCTACCGAGGTGGCACCTACCGACATTCCCTAGCAACACTGCTAGTCGAGTGTGGCTGGTGGCCACCACAAATAGAGTTTGATGTACCCGACCTGAACACCTGCATTAGTATTATCAATGAGCAGAGGAAAAAGGCCAAATGAGCGTTACAGCAAGCACCGAGATTTACGGCCTGAAGGCAGCGCTGGCTGAACTGCAAAAGATT